GCATAAGGAGTGTCGTATTTTCTTTTTGTACCACTAACACCTGAATCAAGAAATTCACCATACTTCTCCATATCTATTTCCATAGAGAATGAATTTGGCCCTGTATCTGTTTCATAGGTTATTGACTCTGATAAAGCTCCTGTTACATTGTGCTTTCTTAGATTCTTTCTTGATTGCTCTACTATTTGAGTAGCAAATCTATCTAGTACAGATTTTATGTTTTGTTCTCTTGCCATTAGCAGGTGCTGATTTCTGTGTTAGGCATTAGAACATCAAACGTAGCTCCCCAGCCTGCTAGTAAGTTTTCAAAGCGTTCTGTGAAAGGTGTGCATACCACATTGCCATCTAGTTGATACAGGTCTTTGTACAGATCACCTCTACGAAGCTCAACGACTACAGAATTGATGACAGCCAGTTGTGTGTTTAATATGTCTTGCTCATTGCTTATGCCAAAGAAAGGATCGTTTTGATCACGAATGTTCTCTTTAGTTTCATCAACAACATCCATTGCCATTACTGTCAAGTTCACTCTTACAATCTGCCCTTCAAAAGATGTTTGGTTTACTATGATATGACCTAAAGGAAATATGGTTTGCTTGTTTAAGTCTACATCAAAGATGTCTCCAAAGGTTACTACGTTACATTGGCTGTTTGCAAGTAGTTGTGTTTTTATGGTTTCTGTGATTTTATAAAACTGCCTCATTTCATTTTGCTTTTGAGTATGTTGTTTTCTGTTTCGCTTTTGTGTTTTTCAAAGGATAAAAAGGTAAGACATTGTCTAGCTGATAATTTTGAGACTTCGTCAAATCTTCTAACATCTCCTTGACTAAGCGAATAGAATGTAGTGTACCATCCCCATCGTTTGGCGAATGCTCCTTGTCTGCTGAAATCTTCTTGTTCCTGCTGTTCTCCAAAGAGGTCAGGGTAGTTGTTAGCAAATCTTTTCCTAAAGTCCAAAAAAAAACCACAGCTCCCATTACTACATCCATAGGTGCATCCTTCATCAGGTGTGAGTAGTTATCAGAACTCTCATAGCTTTCTATTGTATATCTCTTTCCGATCTTCCTTTTGATTGGCCTGTATAAAACTGCCATTGTCTTATGGAGGTTTTTGACATCTGCCATGTATGTATCTAAATCAACAAACTCACCATAGGAAATGTCTTCTAATGAAGGAATGAATCCAAATTCTTTATTGTCTAATTTAAATCTTTGCGTTAGACGAGGTCTTTCTCTCATCATATTCGTTAGCTTATGAGAAACCTTAGAAACGTCTTTAAATCGAATGTTAGGCAACTCATTTAACGGAACATTGCAAAATATGTCAAGCATCTTTTTACTAATGAACTCATCATCACCATCAAGCCTAGCAAAGCGTTGATACTGACTTAGTGTGATTTCCTTTAATGAAGTGGGTACAATTACTTTGAGTTCCATCCTATAAATAACCTTTTTTGTTTATCTTATTGCATACCTTCCGTAATTCGGTTTGCTTAGTCTGTTAAAGGTAGCATATCTGACCGCATCTATGGCATGATTGAACTTGTCAATGGGTTTGTTTAATAGATTACCATTCTTGTCCTCTTGCCATTTGTAATTCTGAAACTCTCTGATTGTGTTGTCACTTCCTTTGGTTACATATATCTTATGACGTTTTAAGATGTCTATTCCTGCCATTATGCTATCAGCACCCTTTGCAGTAGGCTTTATGTTCCATCCGAATCTGTGAAGCTCTTCTATGCTTTTAGGCTCTGCTGAGTCTGCCCATATCTCATCATATCTTGTAAGACCTAACTCTGCAAACTTCTCTGATATGTCTGAATTGGTGAGCTGTGTGTGATACATCATCTCGTGAATGTATAAGTCATCACCATCTTTGTAAACTTGAACAAGTGATGTTGGATCATTCGTGAATCCAAAGTCAAGACCAAATGAAACCAGTTCGCCTTTTGGAATGTCTGCAATGCTAAATTGAAATATTGTTGCCCTACTCGCTCCTCTTTCGCCTAGTCCATATATGCGCCAATAATCATCGTCAGTACCTTTCAGCCTTTCAATTTCCATTCTTATTGTATCATCTAAGAAAGGATTATCCTTGTAAGTTGTTTGAAAAAAGTCACAATCATCACGAGGAATTACCTTGTCATAAATCCAATGAAAAGAATCAGAAGGATTGTAGTCTAATATTATTCTTCCATCTGTTCTAAAAATTAACTGCTGCCAGTCTTCATAAAAAAGCTCATTAGCTTCGTTTAAATATAACAAACTCCTTTTGCGACCTCTAATCTTTTGAGGTTGATCTAATGAAATAAACTCTACAATGTTTCCATTTAAGTTGTACTCATGGCTTGACTTATTATGTAACTCCTCAAAATATGCTCCGCTATTTCTAAGTATCTCAAAAAAGTCACGCATTACCGAAGCTCTAAGAGATGGAAACGACTTACGACATATTGTAATTATTTTACCTTTTACGTTTGTTGAATAATATAATATTATCCATAGCAAAATGTTATATGTTTTACCTGACCTTGTTCCCCCTTGCTCAACTACAATTTTCTTGTCTGACTTGAGAAGATGTCCGTATACTTTATTCGTCTGAATCTTCACCGCCTAGTATTTCCACCTCAAACAAATTATCGGCCATTTGGTGTATCTCTTGTCTCTCAACGTAACCCCTTTGCTTTCCTTTAGTTTTTAAGTAGAATATTGTTGCGGCTGTTGAACCTTCTCCAATTTGTCTATGCAGTTGACTTTCTGCAAAGTCTAAGGCTATGTTCTTTATCTCGTCAACCTCATGTGCAAATGCCTTGTCATCTTTTAACCAGTTATAAAATTGTGTTCTGCCTATGCCGACATTTTTACAAGCTGTTGTGACAACACCTAAAGATTTCTCCAATGCCTCTATTATTGCTTTTTTATGTTGTTCAGTTTTGTTCATACTTTTTGCCATTTACTTCAACAATTAATGAAGAGTCTAACTTTAACATTCTGTCCATTATAACTTGACAATACTTTGGATCAAGTTCCATACCATAGCACTTTCTTTTGAGTTGATGTGCTGCTACCATAGTAGAGCCTGAACCTAAGAAGGCATCGTAGATATTCTTCTTATCTGGATTATCATTAAAAGCCATAGATATTAGAGAGATAGGCTTCATAGTTGGATGCATTGTATTGCGTTCTCGCTTAACTTCCCATATATCTCCTCGTAAAGTTTTCTCTCCACCAAACTTTCCGTGATAAAGAATAATCTCGTGCTGCTTGTAATACTTATCTAGATGCTGCGCTGGATTTACTTTATCCCAAACAATAAAAGACTTAACAGGTTTGAGTAGATTATCCATAGCCTCTCTGAAAAGATGAGAGTACTGCCAAGAACAACAAACATAGAATGTATCGCAGTTGATGTTTAGAGCATCGTAAAGGAACTGAACGAAATCCTCATCTGGCATCTTATCGTTTTTAATTTTATCCCTTTTATCTTTTACGCCTTGATAATCTATATTGTAAGGAGGATCTGTAAACACCATATCAGCCTTCTCTCCATTCATTAGCTTTGCCACCTGATCACTATCCGTTGAGTCTCCACATAGTAATCTATGTTCTCCTATGGTTATTAAATCGCCAAGTTGTATTTTGGTTTGGATGTCGCTTGGTGCTTCATAGTTATCTTCTTCTGCTTCTAATACCTCATCTTCAAAAGGGAAACCTTCGAGGCCCCACTCTTCTAGTTCTTCAGGATTCCATTCATTTGCTAATATCTCCCAATCCCATTCACCAAAACCTACGTTGTCTTTTATTATAAACTGCTCCTTTTGAGAATCAGACCAATCTTTAACAATATCAATATGTACTTCTTTTAATCCAGCTTCTCGACAAGCCTTTAATCTCATGTTGCCACCAAGAACTTTCATTTCTTCATCAACAACAATAGGTCGCTTCTCAAGCATCTCAGGAAACTCCTTAATGCTTTTGACAAGTTGTTTAAACTTGTAATCCTTTATAATTCTTGGATTGCTTGTGTTTGAAAATACTTTGTTTATGCCAACCTTCATCTATTAAGTAACTTACATTTATGGATTTCTTGTAACCATTCTTTCAGGTCTTTTTTATCTCCATAAATATAATGACAATTTCTACACAAAGCCATAATGTTGTCAATGGTGTCTTTTTTTTTAGTACCACCCATTCCACGAGCCTCTATGTGATGAATGTCTATTGCTTTAGCTCCACAAACTTCACAAGGTATAAAATCAGTTTCATCGTATCCCATTTCCTTTAAGTAGAGCTTGGTGTGTTTCTTCATTTATTGGCTTGCCTCTCTATCCATTTGCGATACATCAAAGCTGCCATAGCTAGTCTCTGAGGTTTGTATTTGTATTTGACTTTTAGTTGAGCCATTGCAATCCTGATAAAGTCTTCTCTCATGTTAATGTCATTCTTAAAGTGTATGAGTCAATATCATTGTGATTAACGAAAAATTGTTTGTATATCTCTAAGGCTTCTTTTAGTTTCTTATAGCCCTTGTTTATGAACGACTGCTCCATTCCTATGATTCCAATGTCTAGTGTGTTTTTGTCTACTGCTATGAAGTGAAAGTTAGAGAATGGCACATTAAATAGTTCTGTGTAAATGAATGCCTGTACGTCATATCCATATTTGTCTGCCGACCATTCAAATTTATTTAGGTCTTGAGTTGTTTTAAGGTCTGCAATAAAACTATGTTTGGCATCATATATGTCGGCTTTACCTCTGAAAGCATAACCCTCTAACATATCTATCGCTGGAATCTCAAAATCACAACCTCCTATCATTGATAAAACGTGTTCATTCCTTAATACAGCATCTACGATCCTCATGTTTTGGTCGTGTTCTTTTGATGTTAATACGATTTTACTGGATTTCGCCTTTGCTTCTTTGTAGGCCTTAGAGGCCCTGCTTTGCACATTGACTATATGAAACCTTTCTTCTATTAGATGTGGCTCTAGAATCATTGTGTGGATGAAATTGCCTATCTCTAAAGCTGGAGAGCTTGTTTGTTGTCCATATTGTGTTACGAATTTGTATGTCTTAGGACTTTGATTTAAGAGCTTTATACTTGATGAACTCATCGCTGCTGATCCTAGATGACCATAATAAAAGTCATCATCATACATTTTTTTGATTAGAGCATCTCTATCCCAAGTATCTCCATTGAGTAATGTTATCATAATATATCCATTGCATCGTGAGCAATAACTAAGAAGCCTACTTGATCTGTAGCTTTCTTTTGAATGTCATAAATATCACCTTCATCTGTTCCTTGTGGGAACACAACCTTTGAACCTTTTTCTATTAGGTATTCATTAACCTCATGCAACCAGTTAAAAGTTTCAATCTTTTCTCCGTTAATAGTTAGGTGTCCTCTGTAGAACCTTCCTGCGTTTTCTGTGTATGCTACCTCTAAACGTATCATAAACCAAATATATGTTTAATTAATGCAGTACCAGCAAGAGGTAATAAAAATACTAGGCACATCAAAATGCTTGCGACTAGATATGCAACGTAGTGTTGTAGTGTTAATTTCTTTTTCATTAGAATAGTTTTATAATTGAACTCTTCTAAGATAGTAATTATTTTCTAATTACCAACAATAAATGTTAAAAATTTATAGTAAGCCTAGTTTTTTTAGCTTACTCCCTGCC